CCTAAAAAATCCCTTGTTTTAAATAGGATCTTTTATAAACTCATTATATGGTAAAAGAATCTTTAAAGTGGCACACTGAAAAAAGGTTGCTTTCCGAAGATAAGGTGGTGAAGATTGAATAAGAAACAAGGAAGACCTAAAATTAAGATAGATTGGAAAGAATTCGATAAATTGTGCGAATTGCAATGCACTAAGAAGGAAATAGCATCCTGTTTTGATTGCACTCCCAACACGATTGTGAACAGAGTTAAGCAAGAAAAAGGAATGACTTTTTTAGAGTATTATGGGCAAAAGAGTGCCAAAGGAAAAATATCTTTAAGACGGTTACAATGGCAGACTGCAGAGAAAGGCAATGTCGTCATGCAGATTTTCTTGGGAAAACAATATCTGGGACAACGGGATAAGATGGAAGGCAGTGTGGCTCCAGAAACATTGTCCGCGATGTTTGAAAAGATTGAAGGGAAAACCAGGGAAAATGACAATGAATAAGGCAACGCTTCTCAAACTGAGACACAATGTTCCCTTATATTTTAAGGAAGTTCTACACACTGAACCATGGAGTGAACAAGAAATCGTGCTTAATATGATAGCGGAAAATGACTTTGTAGCGATAGGATCAGGACATGGAGTTAGCAAGACACACACAGCAGGTAGACTACCTTTATGGTTCCTACCTTGTTATCCACATTCAAAAGTTGTAACAACTGCTCCATCCGAGAGACAAGTGAGAGACCAATTATGGAGTGAACTGGAGACCGCGTACCAGCCAGTGAGACAGATACTCGGAGGAAGGTCAACCCTAAAGAGGCTTGATTTTGGTCCTGATTGGTTCGCTGTTGGATTTAAGAGCACCGATTATGACCCTGTGAAATTTCAGGGATTCCACGCGCCAAAAATTATGGGAATTATCGATGAGGCATCGGGCATCAACAATGAAGTTTGGGACGCTTTCATGTCCCTGGCAATGGGTGAGACAGTCAAGCTTATTGCGCTGGGCAATAGGCTCGACCCATTCTGCAGATTCGAGAAATGTTTTACCTCACCCGAATGGGCAACAAGAGTTATCCCATCAACCAAGTCCCCGAATATAACGGGAGAGAGACACATACCGGGACTGGCGACCCAGAAGTGGGTCGACCGAATGGCGGAAGACTGGGGGAAAGGAAGCATAATGTACAAGATAAGAGTAGAAGGTCTATGCCCCAAAGAGGGGCTCAATACACTCATTCCCCTGATGTGGCTGGAGAGAATAAAGGCGGACAGGTCTACAATCGATCCGGCTCCTCCCTTCTATGGCGGGCTCGATGTCGCCGATGTGGGAACCGACGCTTCGGTCTTGACGGTCCTTGACAGAGAAGGCAAACATATCGCAACCCATAAATGGCATGTGAATACTTCCCAAGTCGAGAGGAATGTCATCGATAAACACAAGGAATATAATTTCAACAAGTTGGTTGTCGATGCTTTGGGAGTGGGAACTGGGGTATACAATCACCTTGCAGAAATGAAAGAATTTCAGGATGTGGTTATTCCTCATAAGGGAAGCGAGGCCCCAATCAATAAAATGTATTCCAACAAGAGAGCGGAGGTTTGGTTCTGGGTCTATCATGCCCTGGAGGATAATGAGATCCCCTGCATGCAGGACACCGGATTCTTATTCCAGGATCTGGCTGGAGCAAGGAAAGAAATTGACCCAAAAGGCAAAATCAAATTGGAATCAAAAGAGAAATATGTGAAGCGACTGGGAAGGTCTCCAGATGAGGGCGATTCATATGTGATGGCTTTCAAGGCATATAGATATAGAAATGAAACTGGAATTCGAGAGCAGGACACAAAAGCAAATATGGAATTGCCAGAGACAGTTGAGATCGAGGCATTTGCAAGAGATTTGGGGGAATTTGAATAATGGATATAAAATTTCAATTTCCAATAAGATTTAGAAATAGAATCACCAAAGAGAAGAAACTGGAAACTCCCTTTATAGGTGAGGAAAGTTGGAGTGCTTTGCTTGGAGAATGGGAAAGAGATTGGACAGCTTATACTACGAATCCCGATGAAGTTTTGGCAGAAAGAGGGTGGAATTTTTATAAGGAGATAGTTTGCGACGATACAGTTCATTCTTGTCTTGAAATGAAAAAGGCAGCAGCTCTTTCAACAGATTGGTATATTGAGCCAGCTTCAGATGATAAAGCAGATCAAGATATTGCTTCTTTCATAGAATACAACTTTAAAAGAATGGAAGGAACTTTCAGGAAACGATTGAAGGACATTTATTCTGCTTTCGAGTTTGGATTATCAGTAAGTGAAATAAATTGGGAAATGATTAAGACAGGAGATTGGAAAGGGAGGATAGGATTGAAATCTCTCAAGACAAGAGACCCGGAATGGCTTCATTTCAAGACTGATAAGCATGGGAATATTGAAGAGATATTACAAGAAGGTTATTGGGTATCGAAAGGTATGATAAAAATTCCAAGAGATAAAGCTATTATCTATATTCCTAAGCCTCAGTTTGGAAACCCTTATGGAAGAGCTGAATGTCTATTTGTCTATAAACCTTATATTGCCAAACTCTGGACAATCCGCTTTTGGAATATCGCTCTTGAAAGATTTGGAATGGGGATAGCGATAGGAAAATATCCACCTGGGACAAGTTCTACCCAGAAAACATATTTAAAGAATGTACTTGATAATCTGCAGGCAAAAACATCTATTACGATTCCAGATAACTTCGAAGTGGATATTTTGAGCGCAATCACTTCAGGGAAGATGGCCTATGAATCTGCATTGGATAAGCATAATACGGCTATGTCAAGAGCCCTGCTTATTCCTGATTTGCTTGGATTCTCTCAATTCACCAAAGGGTCTTATGCCCTTGGGAAGAAACATTTCGATATCTTTCTTATGGCTTTGAATGAAATAGAAAAGGATACTTCAGAAGATATCGTCGATGAGCAACTTATAAAACTTTTGGTGAAATATAATTATAATACAGAGAATATTCCTCATTTCAAATTTAAACCTAAAGTGGAAGAGGACAAATATAAGATTGCTGCAACTTGGGCGAACCTGTTGAAGGTTGGTGCAGTGACAAGCACAGAATCAACGGAGGAATATATAAAAGGGTTGCTTGGAATTCCTATCGAGGAAAAAACTGAAAAATCATTTAGCTTTGCAGCTAAGAAACCAAAAGTAAAAACCAAAGCCCATTCGATTGTCAACTTTGCTGAGATTAAAAAGACTTGGGATGGCCTTGAGAAACAAACCATAGAGGATTTACAGAAGGCGATGGAGAAGATAAAGGCAGATATTATGAATACAATTGAGAAGAAGGGGCTCCTCACAGACAAGGCGGACTCGAAGGATATAGATAAACTACAAGCGAAGTATTTTGGCGAATTCAAGAAGGCACTGGAGAAAGGACTTATCCTCGCATACCTGAATGCAAAACATGATGCCATGGGAGAGTTGAGGAGGATGGATGTGGAGATGCCAATTAAATTCACAGAGCTTGAAGCGACAATGGATTTACTTCCTGTAGAAGCAATAAAATTCTTCAAGGGCAAGATACCAATTAAGATGTCGGAACTCGAATATTACACACAAGAGGCATTCACGATCACTGGAATAGAACGGGAGAGAATTCTCGGGCAGTCTAAAAATATTCTTTATCATCATATGCATGATAAGAAGATAAACAAAACGCAAAGAAGTTTCAGGAAACTATTTGACCAATATATACGAACAGGAGAGCTCAAGATAAGCAGGAGAGGAAACTATGAACTGCTATCAGGATATCATATTGAGAATATAGTAAGGACGAATGTGGCAGAAGCGATGAGTCAAGGGAGACGAGCGATGTATGAACATCCAATGGTTAGAGATGAGATTGTTGGATATACTCCTTCAGCAATTCTTGACGATAGGACAACAGACTATTGTAGTTCTATCGATGGAAATGTCTTTCCTAAAGAGGGATTTACTTTTCCTCCATATCATTTTCAATGCCGCACTTTAGTTCTACCAGTGATGAAAGGAGAAACATATACTTACACTGAATACAAGGAATCCCCATTTGAGGGGTTTTGAATGGATATAGAAGAAAAGTTAAAACAAATAAAAGAATTAGTGGACAAACAAGCAGAAGATGAAGGTTTATGGTTTGTAGCAAAAACAGCACCAGAAGGATATCTACAGCAAGAACTAAGAAAATTACATGCTTTAATAGAAAGATATTTAAAGGAGGATAAAGATGCATGAAGATAATTCAACTAATGTTGAATATAACCCCATAGAAGGCATCCAAAAAGCATTGGCAAAAATGATGGGAAGTATTGGATATATAACGATATCTTCTTATTGTGATGAAATGTTCAAGGGAGTGAAAAGTTCAAAAGATATTTTTCCATTGAATAGCCCTTATTATTCTAAAAAGGAGGTGTATCATTCCCTTTCCAAATGAACACAGTTGTCGCATCAGAGAACCTGGAGATTTCCAAAAGGATAGTTTCCGAAGGATTAAAAGAGGAGATTTATCAATTATAATTGGGAGATTGAAAGGGAAAACAACAACCACAACTCAGACTTTCCGTTATTCCAAGAATGATTGGACAGAAGAGCGAGCAAGAGCACATTGTGAAGAGCAGAAGGGAAGTTTCCATCCGGCAGGAAAATCTATGACAGAAGATGAAAAAGAGATTGAGAAGTTGATTATTGAATTTGCAGAGAAAGAATTTGATTGTGAATGCATAGAATGTGGCTACAAGATGAAATCCGAAAAGCACTGTGATGAAATAAAATGTCCTAAATGCGGAGGTCAAATGCGTAGAGTGGAAAGACCGGGACCAGGAAAGGCTCTCGCAAGCCATGACATAGATAGCAAGGAGCTTATCGCTGTCGGGACATGGAACACAATGTCGGGGAAACTCACCATCAAGGAGGAAGATGTTGATGAGATTATGAAGTCCTATAATGATTTGATCAAAACGGGAATCCGCAAGATACCTATAAAGTTGGGACACGATAAAGACCAGAAGCTATTGCAGAAAAGCGGATACCCCTCTGCAGGATGGGTTGAGAACTTGAGGAAAAAAGTGAAAAATGGAGTTTTGAAGATAGTGGGTGACCTCAAGGCAATTCCAGACAAAGTATATAAAATCATCCAGAATAAAGGTTATGTCAATGTATCCCCGGAATTATCGAGGAACTTCACATATTTGAATAATGGCAAGAAATATAAATGGTTATTCAATAAGTTAGCTTTACTTGGAATAGACCAACCTGCGCAAGATTTAGATGAATTGATAAAGGCCTATGCACAGGAAGGCTCGAAAGATAATGAAATTGTTTTCAATCTTTCAGAGCCAAACATAACGGAGGAAGATTATATGGCAGAAATGAAAACTGAAGACGGAATCGAGTATCCCGCTGAAGCTTATGCCTATGTGCCAGATCCTGAGAAACCTTCAACTTGGAAATTGCGACTGTGGGAAAGCCCGACAGAGAAAGTAACAAAAGCACAATTAGGAAGAGCCGCAGCAGCTTTTTCCCCTGGTGGATTCAGGGGACGTAAAGTTGAAATTCCCCCAGATGATGTTGCAAAAGTAAAGGCAAAGATTGTAGCGGCATATAGAAAATTGGGCGTCGAAAAGGAGGACATCCCGAAACAATTGTTAAGTGAAAAACCAAAACAGGAGGAAGAAATGGTAGAACTTGAAAAGGCAAAAGCTCGCATAGAAGAGCTTGAAACCAAAGCAAAAGAGTATGGAGAAGAGAAAGTCAAACTACAGCAAAGCCTTGATGAGGCTGAGGAAAAATTGACTACAGCCGAGAAAGAAAAGAAAGAAACAGAAATTGCTGCATTTATTGATGGAGCAATTGAGAAAGGCAAGATACTTCCCGCTCAAAAAGATAATTATATGCAGATTCTTTTGGCTATGCCAGAAGACACATATAAATTTTCTGATAATGGTGAGGAGAAAGAGGGCAATGCCCTTGACCTTATAAAGTCCATTGTAGAAACAAATCCTAATCTCATTGAACTCGGTGAGTTCAGTGAACAAAAGGAAAAGATAACCAAAAAGGGAACGGAGTCTGATGGAACTCCTATGGAAGATGTAGAACTTGCAGCAAAAGTTGCTAAAGTAGAAAAAGAAGAAAAAATCTCCTACGAGGAAGCTTATGAATTGCTCAAGGAGAGAGGAGAGGTAAAATAATGGCAATTGATTCGAAATTTGATAGTGGAGTTATAAGGGCTTATGATGCAATCACTACGATTCACCAGTATCATTATGTGATATTGAGTGCTACCCCAACAGCGAACACGGTAACAGAAGGCGGTAGTGCAGGAGAAGCTGTATTCGGTATTGCATTGGAAACCGTTGCTGGAACTTCAGCGGCTCCAAAGAGATTGGATGTTTTTGTAGGTCCTGGTTTTTGCAAAGTTCAAGCAGGTGCTGCGACGACTTTACATGCGACATTGCAGAGCGACGCAGATGGAGAAGCTATCGATGCAGTCACAAGCGATTATATAACTGGATATGGTATGGAAGCCGCTGGAGCGGTAGATGAAATAATAGAGACTTGGTTCGCAGGTCCATCTATTTCTAAGACCGCAGCCTAAGGAGATGAATTATGGCAATTAAAAATGTTCAACATAAAAGCAAATTTTTGACGGATTTCTCATTAAGATTGACTTTTGAAGGTCGATATATAGCAGATCAAACTACACCAAGAAAATCTGTCAAATTGTATTCTGATTCGATTCTCAAATATGATAAGTCACATCTAATAAGAGAGAATACGAGAGTTGGACCTAAATCTGTAACTCCAACATTTGAGTTCGGATTTGATGATGAAGATACATATACTACCAAGGCCTATGGTCTTAAAGCTCTTGTAACCAGACATGACATGAGACAGAATGATAAACCCATTGATGCAGACAAAGATACAATGGAATCATTGACTGAATTATTGGCAATAGACAGGGAAATAAGAGTTTCCTCAGCAATGCTAAGTACTTCTACTTTTACTTCCGTGACATTATCAGGTGGAACTCAATGGTCTACAAAGGCAACATCTACTCCTATTGATGACATAGAAACTGCAGTAGTTGCAGCCAGAGATGCGAGTGGAATGCTTCCTAATGTCATTATTGCTGATTGGGAAGTTTTCTATAGACTTGTCAATCATCCTGATGTCATAGCATCAAATAACTTGGTAGGAAAAGGTCCTCTCAAGAGAGAATCTGTCCTACAGGTTATTTCCAACTGGCTCGGTGTTAAGGCAATGATTGGTTCAGCAATGTATAATTCAGCAAAAGAAGGAGTTACTGCCTCATTAGCAAAGACATGGGCAAATGATGTATTCATTGGATATATTAATCCAAAGCCCAGCTTGAAATGTCAGACTTGTGCTATGACATTTGAACTGGCTCCTGGCAGAGAAGTCAGGAGATGGGATGTCAATGATCCTCCTGGAGCACATTTTGTGCTTGTCAGGGAAGAGGGTTTGGACGAAAAGATAATCGATGCCAATTGTGGATATGTGATCGAGAACGCAGTATAAGAGGAGGATAACATGAAGAAGAAGAAATTATTCACATTTGTTATCCTGGCATTATGTGTCATTCTTATGCTCGCTGCTGCTTATACCGAACAAATCAATAAGGGAATGATAATCTATTGGCTGGAATTCAAGAGTCCGATAACAAGCATAAAGCAGTTTCGTGGCTTTAGGGTTCTTGGTGATTCGAATTTCGTGAACAAGGACTATGCAAGAGGATTTGATTGTATCCCAGTTTATAACGCTGTAGGTGATACATTAAAGAGGGGAGATGTTGTAATTTGGTGTCAAACTCCATTAGTTATTGTGGATACAGTTGCGATGTCAAAAACCCCTGAGACACTAACAGTGGCATTGTCAGGAGCAGCAGAAAATTGTCCTTTAAATCTTTATGCATATGGCTATTCACAGGCAAATGCATGCAGTCTTGAACTATCTGGTCTTTTATGGGCTCAATCAGCGGCAGTTGAAACAGTTGTAATAGTTGCAAAAACAACAACATACTATTCTGGTAATTATTGGGATTCTTTAAGTCAGGTTAGATTGATTGGTGCAGATGCCAATGATTCAGTTCTTGTAAATGCTTATAGAACTCAGGCAGTTGATACGGTCACAAGTGCTAATAGCATTTTGGCGGCCGGCGTTGTCCATGGTGGCTTTTTAAATGAAAGTTATATTCTCGATAAAAATTGGGGATATCTTGCCATTCATGGTATCTATGATTCAGTTAAAGTCTTAGCAGCAACTACAGAGGCAATAGTAGGAATACCTCTACATACTGGAGCGACAGGAAGATATGGAGTGCCTAATGCGACTTCTACAGTTGGAGCAGGAATTGGACGCTTACTCGAATCTGGAAATACTGACGGATACTATAAAGTTTACTTGACTAAGGAGTAAGACTATGGCTAAAATGAAAGTAAGAGTCAAGCCCGGGCAAGTTTTAAGTTTGATTGATGGAACCTACAAAGCTGGTGATGAACTTCTAATGGAAGAGAAAGATGCAAAGTCTATTCTTGGAACTTGTGTTAGTAAAGTGCAGAAGAAGAAAAAGAAGATAGATAAACCTGCGAAAGATGAAAAAGAGACCATATCGAGTTAGAGAAGGATGTAAAATACACTATTCGGATGGGCGAGTCTACCCATCCGGTAGTGTAATATATTTGACTACCGATGAGGTGAATATAAAATTCTGGAGAGATGTTGAAATTCCTGATAAACGACATAGACAGGATTTGGAGATGAAAGTGAATGAGGAATATAGGAATATGCGGAGGGATGCTATGATGAAGAAGGCATTGGAGAAGGGACTTGATCCTAAAATAGTTGAAACATATCTAAGGGAGCACTGATGGCTTATTGTAAAGCAGCTGATGTATATGAGGCTTGGGCAGATATAACTGGCGCTGAGGCTGGTGAAGTAGCGGGAAATGGAGAAGAAGCGCAAACAAGAGTTACCAATGCGATAGCTTTTGCTGATGCAATGATAGATGCAAGTCTTACCTGTAGATATATGGTTCCCTTTAATACTGCACCTGCTTTAATCAAGGCAATCTCAACAGACTTTGCAGCATATATCACGAAATATAGGAAGGATCCGAGAATGGTGACAGACCCTCAAACAGAAGGTGAGCGGCAAGTTGCAATAGCAGGAAATCTTCTCGACCAATTACGAAAGGGAGAAATTAGCTTGCCAGGAGTAGCTGAAAGACAGATGGTCGAATCCACAATGGAAGACTATACACCTATCTTCAATCTTGATGAAGAAATTGCACATGTCCTTGATGAGGATCTGGCAGATGAAATTGATGATGCAAGGGACTAATGAGAATTAGATTTGGTGGCAATTTACCAAAAAACCTAAAAAGAGCAGTTCGGCGTTCTATGAATCTTGAGCGTCCCTTGAAATTGATTGGACTCCAGATGCTAAAAAGCACCGATAAGACTTTCAAAGAAGAGGGCAGGCCCAAGTGGTCCGATTTGGCAGATTCGACAAAAGCACAAAGGAGAAGAGGTCCAAGAGCAATGAGAAAGATAGCGATATTGCAGGATACTGGTAAATTGAAAGGAAGCATAACCTATGAAGTTAGAAGACCGTCTGCCGTTAGATGGGGACCGAGCAGAGTTGCACCTTATGGAATATTCCATCAATTGGGAACGAGAAGAATGAAAAAGAGAAAATTCTTGGGAATGTATCCCGAGGATCAACTAAGAATAAGGCAGATTATAAAAAAGGAAGTAAAATATATAATGGGGGTGAGATACTGAAATGGCAAAAGTGACTATGACTGATTTATTGAATGCACTCGACACAAAAATAGATACGATTTCAGCTATTAAGGAAATACGAATACTGACTCGACCACTCCCTCAACCTAAATTACTACCTGCTGTTTTCCTTGTTCCTGAATCTACAGAGAAACTTAAAGATGGTGATTATGTGTTTAGTCATATATATTCAGTCAGCATAATACCGATAATCTTTTATGCTACGACACAAGAGGAAAGCCTTACTCATGAGTCCAAAGGATTGATACAACTGATAGATAGTATTGAAGATCTACTTGAGAATGATTTTCTGCACGGCAAATTGGTAGGGGTAGAATGTTATCCTGCCGCTTATGAACTGCCGGGAGAATTTTTTATTGCAGATAATATCTATACAAGAGGTGGGATAATTGACTATAGAGGAAGGACTCACCCCTATAGAAAGGAGAGGACAGCATAATGTATGAAAAGAAAATTAAGAAGGAAACAATCGAAGATATCGAAGAGGAGAGACAGCAAGCACTTAAAAAGATAGAAGAATGGAGAGCAAAATATAGAAAGTTAACTAAAAAACTACAAAATAGGAGGAAATAAATGCCAAACGCAAGTATACCACATGAAGATAACAAGTCTATAAATTTCTTTACATTAACAATAGATGGAAGTTCTATTGGAGATGTGAAGCTTGGAACACCCAGAATACCGAAGCAGGTGCTCGAGATAATGAATGCTAAAACTGGGAATCCTAAGAAAAGACGAGTATTTCTCAAGGCACCAGTTATTGATGTTACAACTCTGGATCTACATTGGGATGTATTCGCTTGGCTAATAGGTGTGACTGAATCTAATATAACTGCTGGAACTGCTGACCTTGACAAAACAATCGCCTTCAAAGTCTATGAAGATTATGCTGTGGATGTGAATGGAAAAACTTATGAATCTGGATTGGATAAAACAACTGGACTTGCATTAGCCAGTACAGCAACATCAGGTGGAATTGTATATACGGAAGATACAGACTATGCAGTAGACTATACCAATTCAACTGTAATCCTAATTGTTGGTGGTGCTATTGCTGATGGTGGTACAGTTTATGTGAGAACTGGAAAATATACGACTACGGCTTCGAAGAGAATCTATATCGGAAAAGACATTGTAGATTGTGAAATTGCAGAAGTGCTTCTTACTCATGATTATCCAAAAGATGCCAGTGGCAATACTGAAAGCTTGACTATAAAACTTTATAAAGCCGGTATAACTTCCGATGTTGAAATTCCATTTGGTTCTGATGACCTTATTGGACTTCCATTGACAATAACCGGCCTTGAAGATAGTAGCCAATCAGCAGGACATGAATGGGGTTATGTTGATATATCAACTACTTAAACCATAAGGGATGTATAAATGCCTGAAAAATGCAAGATTCAGAAGTTTAAGTTCAAGGACTTCACCATATTGGATGAGGTATATAAGAGAATAAATAAACGCATGAGTAAGATATTGATGCAGAGAAAAGTCCAGGAATCTAAACAGAAAACAGATAAGAAGGGCAAAATACTTACTGAAGATGATGCTGAATTGGTTGATTTGATGGCAGAAGCTGTAAGTGGTGAGGATATAGTAAGTATAGTGAAGTGCGGAACAAACGGATGCAATGTAGATGAACTCGATTGGGATGAGGGAATGGAATTATTCAAGAAAATAGTGCAATCGGAGGAAAATAAGGATTTTTTTATAAGGTCTTACGAAGCGAAGATAGTCGCATTAAATCCCCACGCTTCGCTGTCGGATTCTGGGATATCGTCTTCAGCCTCCTCAAAGAAGGAGTAGGTTATAATGACCTAATGGAAATGAATCTTGTTGATGCCTTTGAATTGTTGGAAGTTAGGGATAAATGGGAAAGGATAAGAAATGGAGAAGCCTTGGAAAGTGACTTTGTTGATGTTGCAGCGCAAAAATGGTATATGATGAAATACATTCTCGGTAAAGGGAGGAAATAATCGCACAGAAGGTCGGTGATTTTTACAGTGAATTAGATTTAAGAAACAAGAAATTTCTTACGAAAGTGGGTTTATCGCAGCAAAGTTTGCAGACTCTTGCAAAAGTTGGGAAAATGGCTTTTGCAGCAGTTGCCATAGGTGCGGCTGCGGCAACCGCCGCTGTCGTTCTCCTCGCTAAAAAATCACTCACTTTGGCC